ATCAAAGCTGATACACATATACCATAACGCGAAAAACCAGACCGCCGATAAAGCATAAGCTGAAGGCAAAAGGGGAAGCCAAATGGCACCGGAAATCGAGAATGTTGTTGAAGAAGTTGAGCCTGTAGAGGTTATTGAAGAGACAGAAGCTATTGATGATAACGCGCCTGAAGGTGCCGAAATCGATGGTGCAAATCCTGCGGAAGGAGGAGAAGCCGAAGCGCCTGAAGTCGAAGACTGGATGAAGACCGAAGACGATGAGGAAGATTCGCCTAAACCCCAGAAGTTTCTCAAAGCCAAAAAGCGCCTCAAGGGTGAACTCGCAAAGGTTGAAGGAGAGCGCGACTCTTATAAGGATGAGATCGAAAAGCTGAAGGCTCAAATTGCAGCCAAGGAAACACAAAAACCGTCAGAACTAAAACGGCCCAGAGAGCTTGATTATGAAACTGACGAGGAATACAACGCAGCGCTTGAGAAGTACGATAGTGACCTTGTTGAGTCAAAGCTGCAAAGCCTAACGTCAAAATCTCAGCAGGAAGAAGCTGTGAGGAAGGCGAGGGAGGCTGTTTCCAAAGCCGTTGATGATCATTATGAACGGGCTTCACAGTTGGTTGAAAGCAGCGGAATCAAGCCTGAAGTCTATCAGGCATCAGATTCAACGCTTAGATCGGCTGTGGAATCTATCATGCCAGGGCGCGGTGAAATGGTTGTTGACCATCTCATCTCTACTATTGGTGAAGGCTCTGAAAAGGTAGCGTACTTTCTTGGCAGAAACAAAACAGCATTGAGCGAATTCCAATCATTACTCTTGAAAGACCCTAACGGAATCCAGGCTGCAATCTACCTGGGCCAGCAAAAAGAGCGCCTTACGAATCCGAGGAAGCCAAAGTCACAAGCACCTGCACCTGCCGCCAAAGTCGGCGGTGACCAGGCAAAAGACATGGCAACAAGCCTGAAGCGTAAGTATGATGACGCTCATAAAAAAGGAGATGCTTCAGCAGCGTTTGATATCAAACGTGAAGCACGCAAAACACACAAAATCGATACCAGTAAATGGTAAGGAGATAAAAGATGGGTGACCAAACTACCGCAAAAATTGCAGAAGTATACTTTGATTCTATTCTCGATACCTGGGAAGAGCAGGTTGATATGCTTTCCTTGACCGACTACACCGAGCCTGATGGCGGTCGTATGCAGGTTTCAGGAAACAGTTATTGGGAAGGAGTAGAGCAGCACTCTAACATCATTGAGGGTGACGACCTTTCAGGCGAAACACCTTCAGGCATCATCGAAGAATCCGTACAGATCTCTCTCGGTACTCTCAAAAACGTATGGACCAGCCAGACCGCAAAAGACATGCGCGACACTCAGTTCTGGGCTCGTAAAGGCGTTGTTGATGGTATCACCCAGGCACAGCGCCTTAACACTGATATCGCCAATGCTGTCGCAATCCAGGGCTCTTTGTTCTATCGTTCAAATGTTGATTCTGGCTTCGACTTTATGTCTGAAGGCCAGATTCAAATGAACGAGCGCCAACTTGCTCGTTCGATGCGCTACTTCATGTTCAATGATCGTTCGTCTGGCAAATTCGCTAAAGATCTTGCTGCGCGTCAAACCCTCAAGGGCCGACCTGAAGAGGTTTGGAAGGTAGGGCAGATCGGTAAAAACATTTGCGACTTTGACCCCTACACAGGCTCATTCCTTCCCAACCTTGTTGGTGGCGCAAGCCCTGATACAACCGTCACTGGAGATCAGAGCTTCAAGCCTGAAGGTGGTACAGCTGATCCTGTGACCAATACCGTAACTAACGTCGACTATCGTTATGCTGTTATTCCTGTTGCGGCATCAGCTTCTTATAACATTGGTGACAAAGTTAAGTTCAGCAATGGCGGAACAGATGTTAATGCTATTGGGCTTGGAGATAAAGTTGACACTAACGAACCCATGACATTCACAATCACCGCAAAGCCGAGCGGAACCTCAATCCGTGTATCTCCAAAACCCATCGCTCTTGACGACACTGGCCTCACTGACCATGAAAAGAGCTACGCAAACATCAACACCAAGATCCTAAACGGTGCCAATGTTGTTCGCTTGAATACCGACGCATCTGCAAAAACCAATATCTTCTGGGACCGCGATTCCATCAAGGTTGTTGGCGGCACCCTTCCTGCAAATATGTTCCAAGAGTTCAACTCAGCCAAGGTTCTGACCAAGTCGCTTCCGAACGGGCTTCCTGTTTACATGATGTACGACGGCGACATTGCTGACCTTACATTCCGATACAGGGTAACTGCTTGGACAGGTGTTACCGTTTGCGCTCCTCAAAACTGCGGTGTCGCAATCGACTACGTATAAACAATAACGCCGGGGGTTAACGCCCCCGGCATATTGGAGGATATATGTCAGTAATTCTCTACAGGCCTCTTGATGGCGGCGATATTCAAAAAGAGCTTTTTGACCCCGATATGCTGCATCCGATGCTTTCAGCGGGGTGGTATCTTAGCCCCAATGATTTTCCAGTTGCAGAAGAAATCGAATCTCCAGAAGAAGATGTTTTAGAAGGAATTAAATACGAAGACATGGAAAACCACGAGATCAGAGCACTCGCAAAAGAGGCAGGGATTGAAAACCACGACGATGCCTGGATTAAAACCCTGATCAAAAAACTGAGGGCACTCGATGGATCTGAAGAGTGATATCATAAAAAACGCTTTCTCTGAGCTACAAATCAGCGGAATCACTGTTAACCCTACAGCTGACGACAATCAACTTGCGCTAATTCGCATGGAACAGCTTGCGCATGAGTATTTGGCCCGTAATATTAACATTGGGTATAAGTTCGAAGAATCTCCTTCTTCCTTATCTTCTTCCGGCGTAGCTCCTGAATACCTAAACGCTTTTTCAATCTGTGTGGCTCAGAGAATGTTATCAGATTTTGGCAAAGGCATGACACCTGACCCTAACCTGATGAACAATTACAGGGCGGCTGTATCACATCTCTCTTCTGGGACTGCCACAATCAATCCAGCCCTTCCTGGCTCTCGATTCCCGAGAGGAAGCGGGAACACTCGGGGCTGGTCTTATTACGCCCATTACAACAGAACAGTTGAGCAAGCCCCCAACGAAGGCGATACAATCAGGCTTATTGTCGGTGACATCGACGACTACACAGAGGATTTCTCGGGCTACTTGAACGTCGGAGAAGATGTCTCCTCATACGAAATTTCAGCAGATAGTGGTTTAACCATATCAAATGACAGCCTTACGTCCCCTGTTGTAAGCTACAGAGTTGAGGCTGTGGGCACCGAAAAAGATCAGTTTTCAACGCGTCTCTACCAAAGAGTTGCACTCATTGTTACAACAAGTACTGGCAGGAAGACAACACGACACATCAACTTTGATGTGAGGGATGATATCTAATGCCCCAAGCTCAAATACCACTTATCAAAGGCGATAAAACTGGTCCCGAAACTGACTATCGTGATGGTTTGCCTATCAACATGTATGCCGTCCAAAAAAATATCCTTGGCGCTGCTGGGTATATGCAAAACTATTCAGGTGTTAAATTTTTTTACGCACCTCCTGTGATCCTTATGCAAGACGAACCACCAGACTTCAATCCACAAGCTGGTCGTACATCTGATAGCGGAGATCAGATTTGGGAGCGTTTTTTGCTGGCTTCTTTCTGGTATAAAAGAATTAAGGGAGGATTTAAGTGGG